CAAACTGTTTTTAGAGAGGACTTACTGAAATGAAAACAACTATCACGAAGAGATTTAATTTTTGTTACGGGCACCATCTTGACGGGTACGTGGGGAAGTGTTGTATGAATCACGGTCACAATGCTGTACTGGATGTCACTGTCACAGGTGAATTGAAAAACAGCATGGATGAACTCTATGATAAAATGGGTGTGTTCAGAGGCATGGTGATGGACTTCAAAGACCTGAAGAAAATCGTCAAGAGTAATGTAATAGACGTTCTCGATCATACAACTCTAAACGAATCGTTATCCACTTTGAATATCTGTGTAGATTCTGTATTGGAAAAAGAAATTACCAAACTGAAACAAATATCTCAAAAATCGCCCACATGTGAAGTGACGGCGCAATTGATATTCTATTGTGTAAGATCGTTTATTAATCCAATCTATTGTGGCAATGTGAGATTGGACAAAATACGTCTCACTGAAACAAATGATTCGTGGGCGGAGGTATCCAAATGAACGAACAAATAAGAGTGCACTCCATTTACAAGAGCATATCGGGGGAAGCGGGGATGATTCCACAGGGGGCACCATGTACAGTGCTTCGCTTGCAAGGGTGTGATTTAACATGCCCGTGGTGCGATGTTAAAGACTCATGGGGGCGGGGTGAAGGGAGAACTATGTTGCAGGGAGAGATCATTGAGAAACTGGATGATGATAAGAATAAATCCAGTCATCTGTTGATTACAGGGGGAGAACCCCTTCTCCAAGCAGAAGGATTGAACAATCTTTTGAACCACCCAGCCTTGCCCGACTATCACATCACCCAACTGGAGACAAATGGAAGACACCTCTGGGAGTATGATGGAATTGATTGCATTGTGTACGATTATAAACTTCCCTCTTCCAATACTATATCATTTTCTCCTCTTATATTCTTACAGAGAATAATCAATAGCATCCACGACCATATCAACGTACTCATCAAGTTTGTGATTGCGAATGATAATGATTATGAACACACTCTCAATTTCATGCGGGTGTATCAGAATAACAAAGAGACCGTTCAAGGGTGCTATGCAGATGTGCGATTCGCTGTGTCCAACGTGCAAGGGGATGATGATTTTAATGGGTATACAAATAGAGAGTTTGTTGAACGGGTGCTCAAGGAGTCTTTATTTGATGACAAGATTACTATTATCAATTGTCAAATACACAAGTTCATGGGAGTGAAATAACCAGGAGGAACAAAATGATTACACTACAGATAATTATGGGAGCATTCATTGTTGGATTCATCGTTGGATACTTTGGATGCTGGAAGAAACATGAAGAAGAAGTCATGAATAGCAAAGAGGAGCCTGTTCTCAAACTCCCCGCCGCTCATTTGAAATCACCTAGGGGGGATTCATATTTTATGAGTCAGAAAGCCGCTCAAGAATTTAAGAAGCATTTCAAAGAAGAACCTCCCAAACCTCCTGAGTATATTCACCCTCTTGCATTTGATACACTCAGTCCCTTTGGATCGTTCATGATGCGAATGGGACCTGAAGACAAAAGCAAGTGGACATCTACTGAAGGGAGAGCATGATGAAGATACTAATCACAGGTGCGAGTGGTTTTATCGGCAGTAATTTGGTTAGTTCGTTGTATGGTGTAAAAGAATACGAATTACATCTTATTCATAGGGGGTTAGAGGGAATAGGTTCAGAAATTGCTGGTGTGTTTGAATACAATGTTGATTTAACTCATGAGAATTGGCCGGCGCGATTGCCTGATATAGAGATGGATGTGGTTATCCATCTCGCTCAATCAAATCACTATCGGGAGTTCCCCGCAGGTGCACAAGATATGTTTGATGTGAATGTAAAGTCTACATTCGATCTTTTGGAATGGTCGAGGAAACATAATGTGAAAAGATTTATGTTTGCGTCAACTGGCAGTTTGAATAATAGAGCAGATGACAATCCAAGTATGTATAAAAGTACCAAATTAATCGCAGAAAAACTCGTGAATCAATATTTTGAGTTTTTTTCTACAATGAATATGCGATTGTATACTGTGTATGGGGTTGGACAAACAGATAAATTAATACCCAATCTAATTCGTAAGATTAAATCGGGGGAACCCATTAAATTAGATGAAAACGTTACAGTACATCCCGTTCATGTTTCTGATTGTGTTAAGTCCATTATTAATTTAATGGCAAGTAAGGCAAGGCGATATCCATTGACAACCAATATTTGCTCAGACGAACAATTTTATAGTCTACATGATTTTGTGGAATTGTTACGTAAAGTTGTTGAAGGTGATTATGTTAAAGGGCTTTATACGGAAGATAAACTAAGGGAAGTCGTGGATTCCATGCAATGATTGTTTATCTATTCATATTAGCAATCCCTTGTATGTTATTAATTCAGTTTGTTGTATATCTTATATTGAAGAGGTTACTTAAATGACTGCAAGATTATTATCATTAATAGATTTACACGAACAAAATTTAATTCATCCCTGGAGTATTGAAATTGAAATGCAGGGTTATTTACATGTGTATAACACCAGACTTGGGATCGATTCCAATTCCGATATTGAAAGTTCTGATTACAAAACTTTGATTAATGATTTGAAAGAATTTTGTAAGAATATAAAAGGCACAGTGTTGGATATCGGATGTGGTGATCCTAAAATCGGAGCTTTTGTTTTTTCTGATGAGTGTTCATATATTGGATTGAATCCTAATTCCCATTCAATTGAGGGAAGAGTGAATGGGTATGCTGAGATAAATCCATTTAATGATAATGTGTTTGATTGTGTGTTATTTAATGGAAGCCTGGATCACATATTGGATCACTATACAGCAGTGGAAGAGGCTTACAGGGTACTTAAGCCAGGGGGTAAAATGATTGTGACAGCATTGGTTTGGGAAGCACAAGCCGATATGTTGAGGGACACAGTACATTTCCACCACTTTAGAAGAAGAGAACTTGAAGCACTGTTTCGTGAATACTGCCTGTCTATCACCCACTTTGCTTCTTACCCATGGAAATTCAACAATCACCGACATGTGGAATTTTTTGAACTCAAGAAATGAGAGCCATTATGAAAGTATTGTTTTTAGGAAACATGAATAATAATAACTTTGCGTTGTGTAGATATTTGCGGGATAGAAATATTAACGCATCTGTCGCACGGTTTTCTTACGAACCCGAACACTTCCATCCGAAAGCCGATTGTTACGATTTATCATTTCAGAACTATTGTTTTGAATTACCTTGGGGGATCGATAATTTCAACCAGTTTACAAAAAACGATATCAATAAAGTACTGGATGAGTATGACTTTATCATAGGGTGTGGAGTGGCTCCAGCTTACTGTCACAGAGCAGATCGTAAAATGGACCTGATGATATCACATGGGGGTGACTTGTTCGAACTGACAAAGTATAAAATCTTAACCAATCCAAAACGATTCTCCAATCACATGAGTTTTGTTATGGCGCAACGGCAGGGTATAGAAGATTGCCGAACGCTCAGCTGTCACAAAATGTTTGATGAATACGAGGATACAATCAAAAAATTGAGGGGTGACAAACCACGTTTAGTTTTTACTCCCCCCTATGTTTACCACTCCATGTATCCAGCCCACCATAGAACGCACTGGTATGAAGAGTTTAAGAAGATTAGAGATAGACTGAATGTGATGATTATTTCCCAATCCCGGCAATCGTGGATGGATAGGGGAGTTAACAGTAAAGGCAGTGAAATACTGATAAAAGGGTTTGCTGAATATTGTTACTTGAATTGGACTGCTTTTTGTAAATTAGGACTTGTGTTGTTTGAATATGGAAATGATGTTGCCCGTTCGAAGCAACTTATAAAAGATTTGCACATTGAGCAGTTTGTGTATTGGATGCCAAAGATGTATAGAAAAGACCTCATGGTTGGTTTAGCGTTGGCTGATTTTGGTGTTGATATTTGTGGATACGATCGGCTGATAGAGAACGGTTCTACAGCTGAAAACTTTGTAGCAAAGAACTGTCTACTCAATGAATATGATTGTTCAACCTCTGCTCTGGTGAGTGAGCAATTAAAAAAACGTGTGGATAAAATGGAATCCACAAGATCGTGTGGCAGACTTAAATACGATTTATATAAACAAAGAGCAACTACTTACATTGAAACATTAATGGGAATGATCCAATGAAATACACACTCAACAAGATATGCAACCAAGAAGATTGTGAATACGCCGGTATACCACAACCCATTGAAAACTTTTACCTAGTGTATCATAAAAGCAGAAACAAAACGTATAGAAGAGGTCATTGTAAATACTGCGACAACAAGAGAACTCAAAAATACCATAAAGAGAATGCTGAGAAGATCAGCAAACGAAAATTTATGAAGAACATTAAAGACCCTTTTAATTCCCGTTTGTATACACTCAACAGAAGAGCTGGAGAGAATGGGTGTTTGGACATGGTCACTCTCAAAGAGTATAAGAGAGTATGGCTGGAATCAGGTTTTGTGTGTCATTACTGTGGTAAAAGATTGAACGTAAATACTTTTACGATAGATCATGCACAGCCAATATCAAAAGGGGGAGGTAACGTGTATAATAATTTGAGAGTTTGCTGTCTATCGTGCAACAGTAAGAAACAAGACTTAACAGAGTTTGAATACTTCACCAAAATAGAAAGGTGCCCATTCTGATGATTGATCCATACAAATGTGTATCCATGTTGATAACTTCAATAGGGGATGATGTTGAAAGAACGGGGTTGCAAGGGACACCCTTACGGGTTGTCAAATCATTTAGTGAGTTGTACAAAGGGTACAACTCAGACCCAAAAGACCATATCAAATACTTTCCATCCACATCAAATGAAATGGTAATTGTAAAGAACCTTCAAGTGTTTTCCATGTGTGAACATCACATGCTTCCATTTGTGGGCGTGTGTCATGTGGGTTATATACCTAATGGAACAGTCTTGGGACTTTCCAAGTTCTCCCGAATACTAAACTGCTTTGCGCGTAGATTACAGATACAAGAACAGTTGACACACGATATGGGAAAGTTTTTAACTTTGAACATACCTAATAATATGGGGGTATCTGTTGTGATTGAAGCTCAACACATGTGTATGCGAATGAGAGGGTGTAACGAACAAGAAAGCACTGCCATAACATCGTATGTATCAGGGTTCTTCAAAGAGTATTCAGAAACCAAATCCGAATTTATGAGCATGATAAAATCATAACAGGAGAATTAAAATGGCAAGTAAAACAGCAAGAGACATCGAAAACAATTTCACGTATCATCCACCAATCGGAGATCAGGCTCAACGATATGAAGATATCAGAGCAAAAGCAAAAGGGCTTGCATACTTTATTGAAACTCGTTGCCCTGAATCACGTGAGCGGTCACTGGCTATGACCAAATTGGAAGAAGCTATCATGTGGGCAAACGCATCTATCGCCAGAAACGAGAAATAATGAAGCGCAAACGTTATAACCCAGATGATTTGTTATCAGAACTTGGCAAAATGACCTTGCTTTATGACAAAGATTGGCCGAGACGAACTATTGCACTTGCTGGTCACGATGGATTGGGCAATCTCAAAGTTCTGATTATTACTCCTTCTATGTGGAATGATGCTGATGACGTTCTTGAAGCACTTAAGGAGATTCAAAACAATGAAACATAAATTCAGAAAGATATGGTATGTATCTCTGGAGCCACAAAAACAGAGGTACAGTTGGAACTTGTCATTCCCTCTTGTTGGATGGCAAGAATCTAATTGGATTGAAAATTACATTCCCTATGAACGAATAGAAGGGCATCAATTGGGGGACGGGGAAATCAAAACAGGTGTTGCTTTGGATGGTGCGGGGCGCGGGTACTATGCTTGTTCCCAAATCATGGAATTGTTACACCGTTTGGATAACAATGAGGTGGATGCTGAAGATGTGATTTACTTCGAAGACTTCTGGCATCCCGGCATCGAAGCACTTCCCTATTACTTTCATCTGGCAAACACTCATCCAAAAATGTATGCGAATTGTTGGGCGCAGAGTGTGGATATGTATGATTTTACATTCCCAATGCGCTCATGGATGCGTCATTATGAAAAAGGGAACGGGGCTATTCTGGATGGTGTATTTGTCACCAGTTCATTGCTAAAAGAACTGTTAGTACGTTCTGGTATATCCAACAAAGTATATGTGATTGGGCATCCATTTAGAAGCGAAAGCATTATTAAAAAAATACAACCTTACTTAAAACTCCCCAGAGAAGACAAAGTGGTATGGAGTTCCCGTTGGGATTGGGAGAAGAGACCTTCTGTATTTTTACGTCTGGTAAAACGAATGCCTCACATCCAATTTGTTATCTGCACATCGGCTCCCAAGTTGAGAAGCAACAGTGGTGGATTACTTGAACAGTTAGCTACATATCTAACAGAATGTCCCAATTTAACACTCAAAGATAACCTCACCAAAGATGAGTACTATAAAGAACTTTGCACGGCTAAGGTGCAATTCAATTCAGCTTTGCAAGACTGGGTAAGTTACACACTTTTGGAATCTGTTACATGTGGGTGCTTCCCTGTATATCCCAGGTTCAGAAGTTTCCCTGAAGTATTTGACAGTGCTGATATGGGGTATCTGTTGTACGAAGATGACGATGTCAGCGATGCTTCTCATATCGTTCAGCGATGTATAGATGAGTACTCCACTGCTGTTGCTGATTTTCATTTCGATAGTATGATTCCAAGATTTGATCGTTCATGGGAACGAATGATTCACATAATGAATGGAGAAGATTATGAAACGCTATATAGTCGTCAAGACTCAGTTTGAGGGTATTCACAGTTGGCCTGAATGTCCCTATGGGGATGTTTCTTTTTTACGTTTTCCTCATCGTCATATTTTCCATGTAACAGTTCGTGTGAGTGTGTCTGACAGCCGGGACATAGAGTTTATTAGATTCAAGAGAAAATTAGATTCTTGGATTAATAGCAAACTCATTCTCTTCGGCTCTTGTGACGCATTTTTAGGAACAGTGAGCTGTGAAGATATCTGTGACAAAATTCATGAAGCATTCCCAGAAGCTGTTTATATTCAGGTTATGGAAGACAATGAGAATGGAGCTGAGTTAATAGTATGAAAGTATATTCGATATTCAAAAGCATATCGGGTGATGTTACAGGTGTGCCACAAGGCACACCCATCACCATACTCAGGCTGGCTGGTTGTGACATGGATTGTGTTTGGTGTGACGAACGCAAAAGCATCGACCCCAAGAATGGTATAGACATGCGGCCCATGAAAATAGTCAAGGCTTTGTTGAGTGATGAAGTTCGTACCAATTGTCTGCATATCACAGGAGGGGAACCCATTCTCCAAAGACGGGGACTGAAGACCGTATTACGGGAAGTTGCTGGTAAATTTGAATTTATCCAGATGGATGGTAATGGTAACAACATGATAGACTTGTGTTATGTAGACCACATAATCTACAACTATAAGTTACCATCGTCAAAACAAAAGGTGCTCTCCCCCAATGAATTTACATGTAAACTGATGGAAAACATGCTTAGTAGCAGAGAAGATGTTAGCTACTCTATAAAATTTGTGTGTAAAGACATGACAGATTATATAGAAGCTAGTTCAGTTATGAATACTGTTTTGATGCACTCTAAAATAACACCTATGGAAAAGAACGTTGATTTTATCTTTGCAGCTGTTGAATCACCATCACATATAAAAGACAATCCTTGGAGAAGAGAACTCGCAGATTTGGTATTGAAAAACCATTGTTATTTCAACAATAAATCTGGGGGATTTCATTTCAGTGCTTTGTTCAACGTTCAGGTACATAAACTGCTTGGGGGAGATAAGGGCAAAGCACGTGAAACTCCCGGTCAAATTGGAGTGGAATATAAATGAAAATCTTCATGGACTCTGGAGCACACACACTCTATACAGCACATGCTTATGGTAAACCAGCAAGAAAGAAGTATGACTATTATGAATCAGAAACGTTCTGGAACTATGTCGATGAGTACATTGCTTTCTTACATAAAAATTCCAAATACCTCGATGTCTACGTCAATGTGGATGTCTTGTCGCATCCCGCTAAAACTTGGGAAGTCCAACGATACATGGAAAAAACGGGACTCACCCCACTACCCGTTCTTCACCCAAACACAGACCTGAAATGGCTGGATCGGTATATAAAAGCAGGTCATACACACATTGGATTGGGTGTTACGGGTAAAGGCAACTCCCCTCAGATGTTTAGGGCATGGGGGAATAAGATATTCAACGACCCCAAATACAAGGGCATCAAGTTTCATGGGTTTGCCGCAACAGCATTCAGTTTACTGATAGAATACCCATGGTATTCAGTGGATAGCACGACATGGATCACACATGGAGGATATGGAAATGTTATCTTCCCTAAGAAGAAACAAGGTAAGTGGGATTACAGCGACCCGTTCATTATTGCTGTGACTCCCCGCCGCCAAAATATGATCCCCCTTACAACGAAAGCTGGTGTTCTTGGAAATAACATTGAAACCATACGGCATAAGACTCCAATCATATTCAAGCAGATGATGGAATATCTGGAAGAGAACAACGTAGATTACAAAGAACTTACAGAAGTAGGGAGAGTTCGATACGACTTGAACGGTATATTCTATTTGAGAATGATGGCACAGTGCCAGAAGAGAGATGATTTTATTTTCTATTTCTCAGGTGTTGGAAGAAGAGCCGAAGAATGCGAGCCGTTGGTTAAGGAACCATTGTATGATAATTGGGGGGTGTTGATTTCATATTATCACACCCATCACTTGTTGAAAGATAAAGAAGAATCAGCCAGATTTGGCCGAATAAAACAGTTAGCGAGGAGACAACATGAATCAGGGAATAAACAGAAATTCTTTATTAAAAACGGTGAAGTTGTTGCTTTCGGGGACATCCAGCCGGGAGATCATTGAGCAGTCATCTTGTATTGTGTTTTCAGATGGAGATGTGTACACATACAACGATGAAATGTGCGTAAGTACAAAGATACCTGAAATTGAAGGTACATGTGCTGTGCCCGCGAACGAACTATTAAACATACTCTCCAAAATGAAGGGGGATACAGTTGACATTGATATCAGCGAGGGGAAGATGGTAATAAAAACACCTCGCACTGAAGCTATGTTGATTGCACAAAACGATGTGTTTCTTCCCATACCATCGTCAGAGCAGAAAAGCACTGACTCCGAAGTGGGGAATCAATTCTTTGAAGCACTGTATGATTGTTCGATGACGGTCAGTAAAGACGCGACGAAACCCTATATGTTTTGTGTTCACATCAATAACGATTACATGCAATCGTGTGATGGATACCAACTCACCCAATACAAGCATGGTCTTTCACTCAAGATAAAAGAATCTGGAATCTTGATACCTTCACCCGCCATACGGGAACTGGCAAAACATGGAATCAAAAAAGCGACACTCAAAATCAGAGAAACTTGGGCTGATTTTGAAGTAGAAAGTGGTGGGGAACCTTATGTGTTTTCATGCAGACTGTTCCAGTCAGATTACATTAACACTGAAAGAATCGTCAAGGGAACAGATAATGTGATAACAAACTTTCAATTTCCACCAACCTTCATAGACTCACTGGAAGTGGCTTTATGCTTACGTGAGATCAATATGTATAACGAACGGGCTGCTATACACTTTGATAAGAACATGGTCACAGTTGTGAAAAAGACAGAGAAGGGGATTATTACGGAAAAGAATAGAGTAAGATACGATGGGGAATCATTTAGTGTGAACGTAAACCCGGCACTGCTTCTTAACTTGCTCAAAAAAAGTGACTCCATATCGATCTGTCATTCATTTATCAAATCTGAATCGGACGGGATGTTGTATGTAATACCTATTCATAAAGGAGAGTGACATGAATGATGTAAATCGAAGAGGGTTTTTGAAAGTACTGTCAGCCACTCCAGCTGTTATTTGTGCTGGGGGGGTAACAAGTGAAACTTTATTATTTCCAGACAAGCCTCTAATTATTGAACCTACTCAAAACGAGATCAATCAATATGGAAGTGATAATAAATTCAAGGGTAGATTATCCCATACAAATTACAGTCATGTATTTATTGCTACTCAAAATGGAAGTATTTATGAGTTGGGTCAGATTACCTGTCTAATCAGTCATCATTATATACAAAATTATATACAAAATGTAAATGAGAGATATGTAATAAATGAGCCGAATTGTGTTGGAGTGGTGATTGGATGTCGACAAGTAATCATGAGATTTGAATACCTCCCAACTCAATACCATTGGCAGATGAATACAAAACCGTATTCAGATGGGGATGTGTATGTTTATTTGAATGAACCACAATCGGTTTTATTTCGAATAGTAATAGAAAATTTTAGTGTGGCGTTTGAACCTTTAACACAACCAATACTCAGTCAAATGGGGGGATTGGTTTTGGAGCAGATTGTATTGGAGAATTAATATGAATGATGGGTTCTTTACTGAAGAAGATCACTTACGAACCAAAAAGAGCATAAAGATCGTAGAGGGCTGTAATAAGTGTGGGCTATACAGAACATGCAATTCCCCTAAAATGCTCGCTACGGGGACGGGAGACATCCCTATACTGTTTCTCGCAGAGGCTCCAGGCGAACGGGAAGACCAGATGAACACCCAATTGATAGGGGCAGCCGGCCAATGTCTTAGGGAACACTTGGAGGAGTTGGACATAGACATCGACAAGTGCCGAAAGATCAACGCTGTAAATTGCAGACCTCCAGACAACAGAGAACCAACACCCAATGAAGTATCCCAGTGTCATTACTTTGTCGATAAAGAGTTGAGAGAATTTCAACCTGAATTGGTAATAGTATTGGGGGGAACGGCTCTTGATTCATTCCTCCAAAACAGACACGTCCATACTATGGGGCTTGGAATCAGCAAGTGGCGGGGATTTATTATACCTGATGCAAAATACAAGTGTTGGATGGCTCCCACATTCCACCCCTCGTTTGTCAAGCGCATGGAAGAGGCTAAAGATTATAAAGTAATCAGTACACTGTTCCATCAGGATTTGAAAAATGCTGTCAGTAAGCTTGGAGAACCAATACCCTATCATAACTTAGATGAAGTCAAAAAACGTGTGGAGATATTGGATACAAAAAATGCTATAACCTTTATGGAATGGTTACTCGATGAGGCTGATAACTCCAGTGATGATGGAATTGATGTGTCTATTGACTATGAGACAACGGGTTTGAAACCACATAGACCTGGACATGATATTATTTCAGTATCTTTGGGAACAAAAGAGAAGGGATCAAAAGCTTTTCTCATTCACAGAGATGTAAAAGGGTTTGGAAAACTAAGAGTGTTGTTGTGTAAATTACTCAGGCATAAAAAAATATATCTCACAGCACATAACATGAAGTTTGAAGAGATGTGGAGCAATGTTATTCTTGAAACCTCTGTTGCTAACTGGAACTGGTGCAGCTTACAGGCCGCTCACGTTCTGGACAATAGAACGGGAATAGGCAAACTAAAACTCCAAACATATTTACATTTTGGAGTGGATGATTACAGCAGTCATATTGAACCTTATTTGAAATCAGATGGCAAAGAAGCAGGGAGCATAAACAATATTCACAAATTACTTGGCAGTCCAGCATTAACCCATGATTTGCTTATGTACAATGGACTGGATACAGAATTTCAATTTATGCTCTATGAAAAACAAAGCAGTGAAATCTATAAAAGAAACATGTACACCCCATACGACCTCATACACGATGGTGCTCTGACTTTCTCAAAGATTGAACTCAATGGAATACCTCTCGATCTTGATAAAGCAGAAATGCTAACAGAGCGTCTGGAAAAACGTGTGCAGAGTATAAAAGAGAAACTCATTGAGTATGAAGAAGTAAAACAATGGAAAACTATAAACGGTGCAAAATTCAATCTGGCTTCCAACACCCAATTAGCAAATCTGTTATATTACCACTTGGACTATAGAGACTTACCAAAAACAGCAACAGGTAAACCAAGTGTGGATGAACCTTCGTTAAAGACAGTCAATCTCCCATTCGTAAAAGACCTAATGGCGATGAGAAAACTGGAAAAGATAAAAGGTACATTCATTGCTGGTTTTTTACGGGAGTGTTGCAGAGGGAAGATGCACCCGTTTTTCAATCTACACACAACGATCACGTACAGGTCTTCATCTGATTCACCTAACTTTCAAAACATACCAAAGAGAGACAAAGAAGCACAGAGGTACTGCCGTAGTCTAATCATCCCGAATAGAGATCAATTGTTGGTTGAGATAGACTACTCTCAGATTGAAGTGAGAGTGGCGGCTTGCTATCACGAAGACCCAAACATGATCCAAGAGATAATCGATCCAACAAAAGACATGCATGGTGATATGGCTATGGAATTGTATAAGATGGATAAAATAGCCAAAGACCCTAGGTTTTGTGCTAAGAACGGGTTTGTGTTTGCTCAGTTCTATGGAGATTACTATGTGTCATGTGCTAAAGCGTTGTGGGGATTTATTGACACAATGAAATTGGAAACAGCCGATGGAATCCCCATGAGACAGAATCTTAAAAGCAAAGGTATCAAAACATATATTGATTTTGAAGAACACGTAAAAGAAGTGGAAAGAGTGTTCTGGAAAGAGAGGTTCCCTGTTTATGATAAGTGGAGAGACACATGGTACAATGACTATTTGGAAAAGGGGTGGTTTGAGACACTTACAGGTTTCATTTGTTCTGGATACATGCAACGAAACGACGTTATAAACTATCCGGTACAGGGAAGTGCTTTTCACTGTTTGTTGAGGTCATTGTGTATAATAGATAGAAGAATAAGTGGCATGAAATCAAAACTTATCGGTCAGATACACGATGCCGCAAACTTGAGTGTCAGTTCAGAACCTGAAGAGTTCAATCGTGTAATTTCCATGTGTTCAGAAATCATGACACAAGAAATACCCAGAGAGTGGGATTGGATCATAGTACCTCTTGAAGTGGAAGTGGAAGCGGCTCCAATGAACGCTCCCTGGTGTGATATGAAAAAACTATCGAACAAATTATGCAATGTGTGTGGATGCGAATACGCATACAAAAGTGAAAAAGAAAGTACCATCGTTTATGAGTGCCCAATCTGTGGAGATGAATGGAGTTAAATATGAAAGAGAAGCAAACAATTGAAGACAAACACATGAATCTGATAATCATGCATCAAAAGCTGGAAAAGCTTTTTATTGAATCACAAGCCAGAACTTCAAAATTATTAAAAGCTCTTCAGAAGTCAGAGCTTGAAAAGTCAGAAATTATGCACTTGTTTTTTGCTTATGTAAAGCAAGTAAATGGATATTTGCCCGTATTGAGTGTTAAAGAAACTGAAACCTTTTCTTTACACGCCGATGAAAACTTAGACAAGTTTCTCAGAAACGAAAAATCAAGTATCGGTCTAAAATCCAAACTGGAATCAGACCAAATGTTGGTTGATTTGATCTATGAGAGTAACGATTGTGACGATCTTGATGATATCTCAGATAATTCCAAAACAATTATAAGTGAGTGAAAAAACAATGTCATTATACAAAGAATATAGACCTGAAGAATTTGATGATGTTGAGGGAAACGAAAGCACGATAGCGGCTATCAAATCTAAATTGGATTCAGATAGTGTGCCTTCGGCATTTTTACTGACAGGACCTCCAGGGTGTGGGAAAACAACAGTGGGGAGGATCATAGCGAGGTATTTGAAATGCTATGACGATTGGAACTTTCATGAGTATAACAGTGCGAGGTTCACTGGGATTGAAACTGTACGTCAACTCCAAGATACAATGGGGCTGGCTCCCGTAAATGCTCCATACAAAATCTATCTGTTGGATGAAGTGCATCGAATCTCACCCCAAGCACAAGACGGGCTGTTAAAGGCGTTGGAAGACACTCCAAGCCATGTTATTTTCATCTTATGTACCAGTGAAGCCGGGAAAGTAACAGCCGCTGTAAAGAGACGATGTGCTCATTTTGAATTTGTCCCTTTAGAACCTAATCTGGTGAAAGATTATTTGTTGTGGGTTGCCAGTAACGAAAAAAAAGATGTACCCAATCCAATCATTTCCATGATTGTTGAAAAGAGTAACGGTTCTCTTGGACAAGCTCTTCAGTACATGGATACCATCATTGATGTTGAACCAGACAAAATGCAAGAGGTACTAGAAAGCACAGAAAAGACCAAAGAAGAATCCATTGCTTTATGCAGATTGTTAATGGGGAAGTCATGCACTTGGAAACAGATATTGAGCATCTACGGTAAGATAGAAGATGACCCAGAAACAATACGAAGAATCATTATGGGGTATTGTAACTCTGTACTTATGAAAAGTGACAATGCAAAAGTGGGAATCATACTGGACATGATGATTCAGTGCGAATCCATGATGTTGGGGAAACCAGCGTTAACCAGTACATTATATAACATCTGCACAACATTATCTTAAAGAGGAGAAGTCGTATGGAAGCACAAACAAAAACTTATTATCGGTATGTACGTGAGACTGTGAAATGTCCAAAATGCCATAAAGCAATTCCCAATAATCAGGGGCTTAATCTCAAAGTACCTGTTGGATGTATTGCTTTTGTGGTTGATGAGAGAAGCAAAAAAATCTCTATTGGGTTTTCATACTGTCACAAGAGAGACACTTTTGTGAAAAAGAAAGCAAGAATGATTGCTGAAGAACGGGCAAAAGCAGAACGCCACACAATCAGCGGTTTTCCTAACAATGCCAGTGTATGGTATATTACGTGCCAGAGATGGCATACTAAGATTGACAAGTTCAAACTCATCATGGATGGAATGATCGAACGAATTATCAATCACGAAAAGGAAATGTCCAATGCCGAATGACCTAGACTTTGAGAAAGATATTCAGATTGACATACACAATCTGGATAAAGAACTGGAGATACAATCGTCTGTGTATTATAAGTACTCCAAACACATCACAGAATGCCGAAGAGTAATGGATGAATCCAAATCACGTTTATCTCTAATCAAGGCAGAGATGGATAAATCCATACGGGACAATCCAGAAAAGTTTGGACTTACAAAAACAACAGAAAGTGCAATCAACTCAGCTGTTCTCATGACAAACGAGTATCAAACAGCTGAATCAACTTTCAATAAAGCTTCATACGATTTCAATATGGCACTTTCAGCCGTCCAGGCACTAGAGCATAAACGAACGGCTATGAGCGACTTGGTGAAGTTACACGCTCAGAATTACTACTCTGTGGCGGGGGGTTGTAAAATCAGAGAAGAGTCAAAAGAAAAAGCAATCAAAGAACGTATGGCAGAAAAACAAAAAACAACTTCAAAACGAAGAGAAAGAAGGTCTTAACTATGGCAAAGAAAAACGACGCAAGACAACAAGCTTTACGTGACAAGATGCGAAAAAAGCATGAAAAAGAAAAACAGGGAATCGGTGGTGTTCTTTTCCAAGCTCCCAAGGGTGTCAGTATGTTCGACATCACAAAAGCGGGAAAAGAAGCGAATGGGATGATTATTGTTGATATTGAAATTGTACCTTTCAAAGTCAATAATCCCAATCCAAACGAACCTGCTGAAAAAGGTGATGAGTGGCACATGGCAAGTGTTTACGCTCACCATAATCAGGGAGTGGACGGGAAGACAACTGTTGTATGTTTGGCAAAGACACACAAAGAGAAATGCTCCGTTTGTGACTTTCTCCAAAAAAACAGGGCAGAGTTAACTGACAAAGAATACTACGACCAAAAACCAAAAAAGTATGATGTGTTCAACGTCATTAATCTTTCAGAAAAAGACGAACCCATACAGGTTTTCATGGAAAAGTCCACAAAATTTTACAACAAGCTTCAAGATGAAATAACTGGAGCTGAGGCATTGGGAGATGATGTCGGACTGGATTATCCATGGTTGGTTGGTGGTAAAACTCTTCGTTGCCGCTTCAAGTCTGATGTGTACAACAAAACAAAATACTGGATGCTGGATCGTGTAGATTTTGTTGACCGTGAAGATTACGATGATGCTATTTTGGAAGAATCAGTTGATTTATTTTCGTGCATCAAACACCCAAAATATGATGATGTGCTGGCCGAACTGTATGGTGAATCTGCTGAATCTTCTGAAGATTCAAATGATGATACTGAAGAAACAACATCACCCCGAAACAGACGCAAAGCAAAACCAGCAGATGAAGATGAAGTGGAAGAACCAACTCCAGATGAAGAGGACGTTCAAGATGAATCTCCTCCAAGACGAGAAAAGAAAACACCAAAGTCTGAAGGGAAATGTCCCTTTGGGCACAGATTTGGAGTGGACGTAAACGTGAAAGATGAGTGCTTCGAATGTGACAACTGGGATGCTTGCGAACAGGCTTCAAAAGAAGAAGCTCCTCCCCCAGAAGAAC